CTGTTGACATAGCTCACACCAACAGAGCTTTTGCTGTTCTGAACCAAATCCATTTGGTTTTATCTCCTAATTAGAGGGTGAGAGCCACAACAGGACCGGCGGTCGAAGCATCACCAACGTCGCTGGTAACAATATCGAACCGGCAGGTTGCCTGGAAGTAAGTCTGATCAAATTCGATGTAACGGTCAGTCGAGGCACGCACGGTGATGTCACGCCGCAGGCCGTAGTGAGTCGAAAGACCCATCTGGCCGAAGAGGCAGACAACCTGTCCGTTGCTCACCGAAGTTCGCATCGAGTTGTTGAAGAACACCGGATAGCCCATGAACCGCTGCTCGCTTGCACCGGAGGCAAGTTCAGCAGCAGAGACGCCACCAGCTGACAGCATCAACGGAAGCATCGCGGTGCTGTAAACCTGCGGAGTCACATAGAACCCTGCACCAGCACGCGCGTAGCTAGGAAGCTTGCCGATAAGCTCTGCGAAGTCATCAATCGTCAGCGACGACAGAGCCGATTCGCCGGAATCGTTGGTTCCAGCAGTCAGCGTTTCGTTTTCAAACTTCCATTGAATACCTCGGATGCCACCGTGCGTGCTTGTGCCGTCACCAGCAAAGCCAGCATCGTCAATCTTCTGGCTGAGAGCCAGGGCAAACTCAGTTGCCACCAGACCGGCAAGATCGACTACCGAGTCTTCGATGAGGCTGTTAGGAACTCGCGAAGCAACACGGCAATCCTTTGCCGAGAGCATCACGTTGTCCGTCGCCATATCAGAAGCAGTTGTCTCGGAGTTTTCCGAGACAAAGTAAGCAGTGTTGCCACCAGTGCGGCGTGGAATGTAGAGCGTTTCGCTCGCCATCGGCACGACGTTGGCTTGCTGCGGAATAGCTGAAAATTCGTCAACCAGACGAATAACAGTAGCAGCGAAGCTCTCTGGAATAAATACACCGCCCTTGCTGTTATCAGCAGAGGACAGGGCTCGTTCTTCGACGTTGTTGTGATACCACTGCCGCGAGTCTTCCTTGCCAAGAAGGTGACCGCGAATCCAGTGACCACAGATTTCAGCGTCATCGGCAGTCTGGAAACCCCGAAGTCGGCTATAGCGAGCAGCTGGCTTGCTAGCAGCCTTTGGCACAGCAGCAACCTCTACGGGTGCGGCAGCGGCCTGCGAGGCAGCGCGGATGGCTGAGATGCGATCAGCGATCGCCTTCTCATGCTGAAGCTCTGGCACGATCGAATCGGCCTCGGCATTCAGACGCTCCATCTTGGCGTTTTGCTCTTCGCTGCGATCCTCAATCTGATGCAGCTCTTCAAGTTCGGCAGCCACAGCGGCTGCGCGGTCCTGCAAATCTTTAATCTTATTAGCCATCCTTGGCTCTCCGTTGTGAGCGGTGGAAATCCGTTCCTGACGGTCACGATACCGGCAGGTTATGTTTTTGACGCAGATTGCTGTTCTACGATAGAACGACGAAACACAGCTGATGCAGCAACAAGAGACTTACAGCGATTGCTGCAGTTGCTACACGCCAAATATCGCAGCTGCATCCGGTCACCAGCCTGCCGACTAGAAATCGTCCGCATGCGACCGCGACCGCACTTATTGCATACGCTTCCAGAATTCACTACAGACTCCGTAGAATCGCTGCCTTAAGCTTTGCCAAGGCAGATGGCATTTGCCTGCACTGCTGAATCTCAGGCACTTCAATAGCTTGCTGCTCTGCACGCCACGCCTCCAGGCTTCGCATAGCTACAGACACTGCCGTCGATGGATACGCTGGCTGCACTACCGGGCCAAGTTCGTAAATCTTCGCGGTTCGCACCTCGCGAATCGGCATGCCGTTCTCTTCGACCCAGTTCTCGGATTCTGGGCCGGACAGAGCAAACGTGAAGCTTGCTCCACGCACGTCTTTTCGAGCAATTAGCTCAAGGATGTCTGCGCGTGTCTTAGGTGGAGTCACCTCAAAACCAACGCCGCGATCATCAGACCAGACCCGCAGCGTGCCGCTCGACTCTCGACCAAGCATGATGTTGGCATCGTGATTGAAGTAGCTCACAAGATCAACGCGGTCTTGCTTGCGATTCAGCACCTCGTCAAACGCTCCCGGCAGGATGCGTTCACGAAACCCACCAAGAGGCACAGACAATCGGTTGTAGGTGACGGCATACCCGCGAATGACGGGCGTGCCGTCAGATCGCTGCTCAACGACAAGTTCGTCGTCATCCTGAAACTCAATATCGCGACGTTCCATTTCCATTATGAAACTCCTGTCTTTTTCTAGCTGCGCAACCTTGCGCGCCGACCATTCGCGGGCTGCAGAGCCGCCCCAAAGTAAATGGGCCACAAACCCTGGCGACTCGCTTCCTGGCTTATCCCACCCTGGCTTTTTGTCAGAAGCATGACGGGCAAACCATGCGTTCATCTCAACAACCCAATCGCGGTTCATCTCATCGCGGTTGGCGAGCTTCTTAGCGCGGCGAACCGTTTCTGGTTTCAGCCCGTCACCACTCTTGCCTTCTTCGTGCAGTCGCAGGCCGCGCTTTGCAGCTGATGCCATGCCTGCAGTGGGCTTTAGGCTGACTTCACGCTGCTCCTCCTCAGAGGCATACAGAGCAACCACTTGATCCTCGGCATCTGCCTCCGTAGCATGGCAGCCCTCAACAGAGCCATCGTCTTCCTTGATGACGGCGTATGGCCGCGAGGCTGGGCATTTGTCGCTTTTTTCAATCATCCACGGCATCTTGTTCATCCTCTGACGGTTCGTCTTCTTGTGGCTGTGGCGGCTCTTGTGGAGGCTCTTGCTGCGGAGGCTCTGGCTGCTCTGGCATTGGCCCAAGATTCTCCATCGCACGAATCTCGTCTGCCGTAAGCCAGCCGTTTGAAATGCCTATCTGATACGCGGTGTACCGCGTCATCGTATCTCCGCGCAGCAAGCCTTCGACAACAAACTCTGCGAAATATTCGTCGTTGTCAGGAAGTAAATCGCGTGCGATCGCTCCCTCAATGCGGCGCAACCAAGGAAGAATGGTTGTCTGCACAAACGAGATGTTTTCGCTTTCGATATTACCCCAGGTCGCTCGCCCAAGCTCTTGCACTTTGTGGGGAGGCATATTGAAAACACGACACACAGAAAGCAGGCTTGTCGTCAGCAAATCGTTGTACTGGTTGCTTTCCAGGCTAGCGCCAAGTGTGTCAGCGTGCAGACCGTGGCTCATTACTGCGGTTCGGCCAGCTTTGGTAGGTCCGCGATGCGCAGAATCCCACTGCTCTCGCAGCTGCTCTCGCACCTCGCGTGGCAACGCTTGATCTGTCCGCAGCACAACTCCAGGCATCGCGTTGTTGTTCCAGAAGCGGTTGCCGTGCTGCTCCAGGGCTCGCATGAGCGAGATAGTGTCTTTCCCAAGCTCGATAGGCACAGTTCCAACAATGCCATCAACAGACAACCAGCGGCAATGCATAATTTGATCATCACGGTAGATAATCTTTCTGCTTGATACCGGCTCGCGATAGATGTATGTGAGCGACAGATCGTCTTCCTGCACCACCTCCATGTTTGCAGGATGCAGCAACCGCAGACTGCCGACACGCGATCGCTCGCCTGGAGCAATCAGCGCATACGAATTGCCATACAGGCACAGATGCACGATCAACTGCTCGACAAACTCAAACCGCGTCTGCCAGCCGTTTGGCCGTGAATGCAAAATGCGATACAGCGGCAGGTCTTTGGCCTTCTTCTTCTCGTCGCCATCGCGACGGTATAGCTGCAGCGGCAGCCCTGCAATCGTCTCTGAAAGTACGCGGATGCATGCCAAGACAGCGGAAGTCTTTAGCGCAACCTCGGGCGTGATGCGGTAATGGCTGTTGCTGCTCGCCATTGCGACGAGATCATCCCAGTTGCTTGTGCGGCTCTCAAGCCACTTGATTTCTGGGTAAGCGCCGTTTTTATCGCTCATGTATCACCAAAATGAGATTTCGGGCATCGCGGCTTCGGACATGCTTTCGCCCATGTGAACTCCACATGCCATCGCCATGGATACAGCGCCGTCGATTCGCTCCGTACTCTTAGCTTTTGACAGCTTCACATTACCAGCAGGGTCCATCTGAACCGCAGCATTTCCTAGTTGCCAACTTAGCAGGCTATTGCCTGCAAGGCGTAGTTTGCCTTCTATGAGCAAAGCTTCAAGGTGCTTAGTAGGGCTGCTCATCGAGGCAAATCCCTGACCAAACATGGTTACCGGCAAGCCCTCTCCAGCTAGCGACTGAGCCAACATAGTCGCATTCCATCTGTCGATTGCCAGCGAGCGACATGTATGCTCCTCGCAGAAAGCCATGATATCACGCTGCAAGACCCCGTAATCGGTGCTGCGCCCATCAGTAAGGGTTAGCCAGCCTTCACGCTCCCACTGCGAGTAAGGCACGCGGTCTTCTTGCTCGCGCTGGTACGCATTTTCTCCAGGCATCCAGAAATGCGCGTACACATCGATAAAGCCATCTTCTGCAGGGAACCACGCCACGAATGCAGTAGTATCAAACGTGGAGGCAAGGTCTAATCCACACCAGCAGTCGCGGTTAGCCAACGGTGCTGTGTGCTGCCCCATGCATGCTGCTATCTGGTCTGGACGCACCCACCGCGTCTCTGTGGATGTAGGGACGTTGAGTCGATACCGAAGAAACGACGACAGCTTTGTTGCGGAGTTTGCTGCTTCGCGAGTATCGGCTGCGAACGATTCCTCGGTAATTGTGTAGTTCAACGAAGGATTTGCTTTCTGCCAAATCTTCGGGTCTTGCCAATCATCTTCACGATCAGCAGCATAAATGCAGCCAAAGAATGCCGGATCGAAAGTAGGGTCAGCAATGCACCTCTCAGCGTAATCGTGCTGCTCATACCACAGGTGAGTTTTATTAGCCTCGCCTGCTGTTGTAATTGACAACACCAGCGGCTGACGGCGTGCAGCACCACCGTATCGCAACGCATCCCAGAGGCGGCGATCGCCACGCTGAGCATGAAGCTCGTCAAAAAGCAGGCAGTGGATGTTCAGACCTTCCGCACGAAACGCATCCGCAGACAGCACGCGATAAAAGCTGTTGCTAGCTTTGTGAATGATTGTCTTGCGAGAATCCACTACCTCAAGCACGCGAGACAGTGATGGTGATGACCGCACCATGCTCGCAGCTTCACGATAAATAATTGAGCCTTGCTCTCGGTCTGCCCCACAACCATACACCTCACTTCCCTGCTCGCCATCGGCTAGCAGGACATACAGCGACACTCCCGCCAGCAGCGTAGACTTACCATTCTTCTTTGGTATCTCAATGTAAGCCTGACGATACTGGCGCGTGCCGTCTTCTTTCAGGCGACCAAAGATTTCGCCAAGCACATACTTCTGCCAAGGAAGCAGAGTGAATGGCTTGCCAGCCTGCTGACCTTTGGAGTGCTTCAGCACCTTCTCAAAAAAGCTGTAGACACGATTCGCAGCTGCCTCGTTAACCGGCGGCAGTTTGCTACCCGTGGGCTGAGAAGAAGGCTTCAAGCTCGTCTTTCGGCTGCTTTTCTTGCGTGCTGCCAACCTTCGTCCTCGATGACGGGGTCAAGCCAAACTCACTGAGCATGGACGTTTTCAAAGCGGCGATGGAACGGTAAAGCGAGCCTGCCGGATTAGGCTTTACACCACCCAGGTCAGTGTGGATTGTTGGACCCACTTCCCGCAGTTCCCGCAAGCAAGCTTGCTCTGCTGAATGCAGTTCGCACAACGTCGCCAGCGCCTCGCCATCCGAGACAGTTAACACGCCAATGCCGTCAAGGACAACAGACAGTTCCTGCCATTTCTCAACGGCAACGGCATCACACGCAAGACGTTCAGGCATTTGCGGGATGCCGCGAGGTGCTTGTGG